TTTCATATCAATGACGCGCCTGGAAAAGAAAGTCTTAAAGTTGCCCATACCCAGGGTACCTATGTAGAGATTGAAAGTGATGGCGCTTGGAGACAAGTGGTTCAAGCCAAAGCAAACTATTACCATAAAGACGGTGTGACTTTTACTTCAGATGGTCATGTTGACTACAAGATTAAAGGCAACTATTCACTAAATGCTGATATCTCTATGTATGCAGCAACCAAAGGTGATTATATTCTAGGGATGGGTAAAAACTATCAACTTGCTATTGGTGGTGATTATATCCAAAGAGTTATGGGGCTTAAAGATGAAACCGTTACGGGTGATGTAACTAAAGAATTTCAGGGTAATGAGTTTACCTCAGTCAAAGGTAGTAAGTTCACAGTTGTAAGTGAGAATAGAGCTGATACTATTGAAAATGATTGGCAAATTGCTGCCGGTGGAAATATTGATATTAATTGTGATGCTGATTTTAAAGTAAAATGTAAGAATTTTACTGTTGATGCTGCAGCAGACGTATTGATTAAAACTCCCGGTGGATTTATCAAGATTGAAGCTGGTGGTAAAATTACCATTGAAGCTTCTGGTGCTAATGTTGTTATTAAAGGTCAACAAGTTAGAATCAACGACTAATAAGGAAATATAATGTCAACGAGAGCCGATAACTTTACTCAGACTCAAAAGATGCCGGATTTATTTTCGGATTTTCTTGTTGATCTGTCACCCCACCCTATTATCAAAGATGTAGCTAGAGTAAAGAATGATATTGCAGTTAAAAGAGCGGTGAGAAACTTAGTATTAACAAATCTAACTGAAAGATTATTTCAACCTAACATTGGTGGGAATATAAGAAGAGTTCTATTCGAGCCAAATGATATCATTGCTTCCTCTGAACTAGAATACGATATTTCAAACGTCATTAATAATAATGAACCTAGAGTAAGCTTGCTGCAAGTTCAATCTCAATCAAACCCAAGTGGTGATAGCATATCGGTAAGCATCGTATTTGTTATTATAAATAGTCAGACAATACAAACAGTCGATCTCATCTTAAGAAGAATCAGATAAATGGCAGCAAATAACTCCATAAGTCTAGTCAATCTAGATTTTGATACTCTAAAAAGCACACTTAAAACTTATCTAAAGGGTCAATCACTCTTTCAGGACTATGACTTTGACGGCTCCAATATGTCGGTGCTGTTGGATGTCCTTTCCTACAACTCATACTTGAATACATTTTATCTTAATATGGTTGCGTCCGAGATGTTTTTGGATTCAGCACAGCTCAGAAATAGTGTTATCTCTATTGCCAAATCATTGAACTACACACCTAGATCCTCGAAGTCATCTAAGGCTCTATTGAATCTTACTTTTGCTCAGTCAAATCTAACATCATTTGAGATTCCTGAAAGTTCTCGTTTTACTGGTAAGAACTCAAACGGATCATTTACCTTTGTGACAAATGAAACATTAACTTTATATCCTGCAAATAATAAGTTTGTAGCAACAAATGTAGAAGTCTATGAAGGTTCATTCATTCAAGACACATTTATTTACGATTCTTCAATAGAAGCACAGCGATTCATTCTATCAAATCAAACCATTGATACGGATTCATTACTTGTTACTGTAACAGAAGATGGTGGGCAGACAAGTCTTTCCTATAAGAAAGCAACTTCCCTCTTTGGTCTGATTGCTAATACTCAAGCTTATTTTGTGCAAGCAACTGAAGATACCAAATATGAGATTGTGTTTGGTGATGGTGTCTTTGGTAGAAAGCCTAAGAATGGTGCTACTATCATTACAAGTTATAGAATCTCGTCTGGTTCAAATAGTAATAAGTGTACTACATTCATTCTAGATGATAATCTAGGTTCGTATAATGGTCATGCAAATGCTATTGTTCCTACTATTACAGTAGCTACAGCAGCATTTGGTGGTGCAGAAGCAGAGACAATCGAAGAGATTAGATATAGAGCACCAAGAAATTATCAGACACAAGAGCGTGCAGTTACAGCAGACGATTTTACAACCTTAGTACTACAAAATTATCAAGATATAAAAACTTGTCATGTTTATGGCGGTGAAACAATTTCTGGAAATCCACAGTTTGGTAAAGTATTTGTGGCTCCTGCTACTTTTACCGGTGAAATTTTATCTGATATTGAAAAGAAAGATATTGAAGCATTTTTGTCAAATAAATGCACTTTAGGTATTACACCGGTTGTAATTGATCCAGATTATCTTTATATTTTGATTGATACAATATGCAGGTATAATACTGAACAAACAGAACTTTCACCAACTGATGTTCAAACTATTGTGAAAAATTATATTACAACATTTAATACCGATGAGTTAAATGACTTTGATACAGAGTTTAGATTCTCTAGATTTGAAGCAGCAATAAATTCTGCACACCCTAGTATTTCAAGTAATGAAACCAAAATCAGTCTAAAGAAGATATTGACTCCAAATTTAAATACACCTATCTTTATGAATCTTCAATTTAGAAATAAAATACAACCAGGCACATTTTATTCATCTGAATTTATTTCAAACGGAAGTAGATATATTTACACAGACTATAATCCAAATTCAAATACATTTAGAGTAATAAAAGAAGCAACAGGTGTTAAAATTGTCAATACAGCACAGGTAATATATCTAAAAAATATTACTACGCCTGGTTTTGAATCATTTACAAGTGCAGGATCAATTGACTATGATAATGGCATAGTGATTTTAAATCAGATAAGTCTGTCACTTGTTTCAACTGATAATAATATAACATTTATATGTAAACCTACATTAAATGATGTATCATCTAGTAAAAATGATGTATTATTGATAGATGAAGCTGCTGGTATATCAATTTCGGTAAAGCCTGTCTAAAATGAGTCAAATAGAAAAATTTATATCTCCATTTATTGCTCAGCAATTTCCTGCTTTTTACAGGGATGAAGGGCCTAATTTTATTGCGTTCGTAAAGGCTTATTATGAATGGATGGAGCAGTCTGGAAATATAATTCATGAATCTAGATCTTTACTTGAATATCTAGACATTGATTCTACATCTGAATCGTTTTTAACATATTTTAAAAATACTCTCATTAAATCATTACCAGAAGATTTAGTGGCAGATAAAAAGTTGTTAATGAAACATATCCTTGATTTATATAGATCAAAGGGCACACAAAGATCATATGAACTTTTATTCAGAATGATCTATGGTGAAGAAATAGAACTATATATCCCTAATCAGTATATTTTTAAGCCATCTGATAATACTTGGAAAATACCTAACTATATTGAAACTACCAGTCATCCAAAACTATATAATATAATTGGAACCAAAATAAAAACAAATTCTGGTGCAACTGCTATTGTTGAAAGTGTAGATAAAAAAATAGTAAATAATAGAACTATTAATATTCTAACACTTACATCTGTTTATGGAAATTTTATAAAAGGTGAACAAATATATCAAGTAAACGGTACTGATGTAACTTCATCAGATGGACCTATTATAACAGGATCTTTAATTGCCGTAGCTGTTACTAGCGGTGGTACTGGATTTTATGTAGGTCAAGTTCTTAATATTGGGGGTTCTGGTGTTGAAGGAACAGCAAGAGTAACGTCGATAAAAAATGATGCTATAGGGTCAGTTGGTTTCTCTATCATAAATGGTGGAACAGGGTTTTCTACCGATGCCGTAGTAACAGTAAAACAAACTCTTAATCTATTCATAATAAATAAAGTGGGTGTATTTGAAAATAATCAGACTATTGTAGATAGTTCAACAAGCGCAAATGCTATAATTTCATTTTCAAATAGTACAAATATTCAGCTTATTGATAGAAGTACAACTTTAAATTTTAATGTTGGTAATGAAGTTACAACACCAACTGGATCAGCCGTCATAGAACGAATACTAGGTGGAACGGGTACCGGTGCTACGTTTAAAGTCGGTGGTATTACTAATAAAGAAATTCTAAATCTTTCTACTGATTTAATAAATACTTATTATAATACGCAGCTTGATCAGACATCGAATTCTTTTTTACTGGCATTAAACACGGTTTCAGGTACATTTTCTACCAACAATACTGTTACTAGTACTGCTAATGTCATTCAACTAGAAGGTAATATTCTTTCATCTAATAATGTAGCCAACGGTGAATTTATGTCAAATAATTCACTTGGTATAAGTGGTCTTTATGTCTACAAGTCGGATATTAATCATTTATGGGTTACAGCATCTACCGATGCAACATTAGAAAATGCTAATTTAATATCCGGTATTATATTAGTTTCGAATGCATCTTCAAGTGAAATCCAATTAGTCACAAAACCAGAGAAACAGACTATAACAGGAAATGCTGTAATACAAACAGTTTCAGGTAATAATATAACTCTATCCTCAGTAAATGGTTATTTTATTCCGTCAAAAACATTAACATCTAATAATGGTGCAACTGCTAATATTACTAGTATTAATAGATTGACCGATTGGATATTTCCTAGAAATTTCTCTGATGTTACTAATCTAGATACTACATTAGTTACAGCATTAAATTATAGTCTAATTGAGTTTGGAACTATTTCATATCTGTCCGAAATAAATCCTGGGTCTCAGTACACAACAAAAGTTTATATTGATATTATCGAGCCTGCGGTAGCGGCTCTAAATACAATTGATGAGTTTGGTAATTTAAAAGGTCATAATGCAGTTATTGATTCTTCAATTGTTAATGGAAATGGTATAGTTTCTTCAGTGAAAGTTATAAATTCTGGATATGGGTATTTAAATAATGAGTCTGTTAATTTGGTTAATCCATTGAACTCAACTTCTGTCGGTGGTTCTACTATAATTGGTCTTCAAGGTACTGGTGACGGCTATTGGACTAACAGAAAGAGTTTTACATCGGATGTTATGAAGATTCAAGATAGTTCATTTTACCAAGATTATTCTTATCAGATTATATCCGAAAAGATGCTAAATGTGTACGAAGATTTAGTAAGAAATTTAATTCACCCTTCTGGTATAGCTCTATATGGAAAATATAGACTAAATGATCAGCAGATAGATGATGTATCTACTTTAGTAGAATCTTCAATAACTTAACGGTATATAAAATATGTCATCTTTACTTACAATCAATTATCATATTAATAACGCAAATAATTTTATTGCGGATATAAACGTTGCCAATAAGAATCATTACGTTTTTGCTTCTAGACATTACCCGTGGCTAAACGCTAATAATCAAAATGACGATACCGCAGTATTGACTGTAAATACATCAGTAGCAGCTGTTGAATTGGATATCTATAATGAACTTCTATTTGGAAAGCTAATTCAAAGTTCTGATGTATCTCATGTAATACCTAGACATAATTGGACTTCAAACACTGTTTATTCGCAGTATGATCAAACAGATACTGCACTTTATACAAAAAACTTTTTTGTTGTGACTACAGCAGTAAATGATTCATATAATGTATATAAGTGTATTTTTAATAATAACAATGCTATGTCTATTATAAAGCCTTCTTTACAGAACACCAGAGGTACTTTTGAGACTGGTGACGGATATATATGGAAATATATGTACACGCTTGATTCTGTAGCAAATACTAAATTTACTACGACTAATTTTATTGCGGTTTTTGCAAATAATGCAGTGCAGGGTAATGCAATACCTGGCACAATTGACGTTATTAAGATAGCAAATGGCGGTACAGGTTATGATGTCTATTATACCGGTGGAATACAATCTATTATTGATAGATCAAATATTAAGTTAGCCGAGGATTCATCAACTTTAAATAATTATTATGCAAATTCTTCTATATATCTTAAATCAGGATTTGGTGCAGGTCAAGTACGAGAAATATCTGCTTATAATGGGTCTTCAAAGGTAGCTACAATAGCAGAGCCCATTGATATTTTTACAAGATTTGATTTTACAAATGCAACATTCATTTCTGGTGGTGGTTCTGTCGGTGAAAAGATGGAACAGATTATTGATACTGCTACTTTCCTTTATAAGGTAGGTTATGTAAGCACAAATGCTAACGTTGTGCAATCAGATACAGGTGTAGCTGGTAGGGTATTTACTTCAAACTCTTCTGCACTAACAATTTCTAGATTTAACAAAAGCACAGCTTTTAGTAATGCGTACCCAATTAGAGAAACAAGTGATACCGGTACTGCTACAACTTCCATCAAGGGAAATGTAAGCAATTCAAGTATACTTTCACTGTCTATTATTACATATGCTGGTACTGGTTATTCAGCTAATGCAAATGTGACAATTGTAAGCACAACAGGATCAGGCGCCGTAGCTTCGGCTACAGCAAATGCTTCTGGTAAGATAACAGCTCTTGTAATTTCCAATACAGGAAATGCTTATGCAACATCTCCAACTGTTACCATAGCAAATCCAATAGCACAAAGTTTTAATGCAAATACAGCTGTAACCGCTGGTACTGGTGAAGGCTCAAATAATATTATTACTGTAGCAACTGCTAATCTGTTTAGCATAGGTGATAGAGTAATAT